GTTTATATAGTTAGCGCCGTTGTTAAGATAAAGACTCTCGCCAAGGCTAAAGTCTAATATCTTTTCCTCACCCAAACCATTATCATCGGTATAGTTTTTGTTCTTGGTAAGCGTCCAGCTATTCCTTGCGAAGCCAGTATCAACCGGAGTCCTCTCCATTACTTTTGAACCAAACTCTATCATCGTGCCGGTTATAACTGATTCCGGCATGTCCTCTACAAACTTTATGGCTATATCGAAATTCTCAGTTTTAACGCCCATGTCAACCTCGCTGAATAATGCCTTGCCAAATTATAGGCGTTCCGTCCGGGTCAATAGTGCCTATCCCGAATATATCCCATATCGGCAAAGAATTATTCCACGTAGTTGTGCCAAACTGCATTCTGTCACCCGGCCGTGGGCTCATTGTTAAATTTTTAGCTGCGATTATCACATCTTTAGCTTTGGAAATTTGCAAGGTGCCACTCTGAAATGCTTGGTCGAAATTCTGTCTGGTAACTGACTTCGGCGGTAAAGGCACGCCATAGCCGATAGTTGTTTCATCGTCTGTCGTACTCAGGTCTAAAAAGTATGTATCTTCTGTCGCTGTTTCCAAGCTTGCATCCACAGTTACATCGGTAGTTGAAACGTCTGTTACTTCAAATGCGCCTCTGTTCGCAAAAGAGTCAATCTCTCTAAACTCGATAGTGTCGCCGATACTGATATAACTTGAAACGTCTGAGCTGAAACTGAATATTGACCCCGATGCGCTTACAGAACCAAAATCTTGTTCAGTATACGTCTGCTGTACATCGTTACCCGGACGCTTTATTATTATCGGCTGTCCTTTGGCCTTGATCAGCTCCTCGGCTTTATCTATCTGCGCTTGGTATACAGTCATTTAATCTTATACCCTGCATCTTCGAGAAGTTCGCAAGCGTGCTTTTTTGACTTAGGATATTTGTCAAGGTCGAGAAGGTCTTTCACTTCCTGCCTTACTTTGAACCATTCCCCATTTACATCAAATGACTTGTCCTCATAGACTTTCCAGCCCCAAGATTTATACAGCTCAATCTTTCTGTCCGGCACGTCGTGAACTTCATATATTCCTTTTCTATTGGCTTTTGGTGATTGCATTTTTATCATGGAAACTCCTAAAAAGAAGGCGAGGAAGCCCCCGCCTTTAATTTTTATCCTAACAGTATTGCAGTATGCTCCGGATTAATAAGCTTGTAGCCCCAAGCTAAACCAACTTCATACTTAACTTGCTTGTACTGTCTGTAAACAGCTACTTGAAAAGCAAGCCCCGAAACTGGGTCTGTTATTTCCATGACATCATCCGCAGCGTCACCGCCTGCTGGCATTGCAGGTGCTCTTGTCAGTAAGTGAATAGCTGACTGAGCAAAAGCGATGTTACCTGCGTAGTTGCTGGTATTCTGTGTGACACTTTCACCGCCACTCATTGCTTCCATAAGTCCAGGCTCTGATATAACAACATCGCCTGTTCCACCGGCTGTGATAGTATTGCCAGTTGCTACCATGTACTTGTGATCGCCAATAGTAATATAATTACCGGCGGTTACAGTACAAGCAGCCGTTGCAGCTGCAAGAGTCAATGTGGTAGCGCCTGCCGAGTGTGCACCACTTACTGTCAATGTACCTGAGGCATCTTCGGTTGAGTTATCCTGTGTTGCGATCTGCCCTGATTCTCTCAATTCGAAGCCATGCACATCGAGCAACGCTCCATCTCTAAGAGTCCTGTCTGTTCCTGAGCGGTTTACATCAGTAAGCTGTGTAAGACTTCTCAGATTAGCGCCTGCTGATGTATTGAATACGCATTTAAGCGCATCTGTTGGTGCGCCGTTGTCTTTGAGTATCTTTAGCACCTCAGCCATTGCGCTCAGATCAGAACCGAACGGAGTTGTGCCTGCTGTCCCGTACGCTCTTGAAGCTCCTGAATAAACGCTTGCAACGTCTGCCTCTACTTCGTTTACAAGCGCACGCATAGCTTGTGCAAATCTCTGAGTCTGTATCTGCTCGTATAGTGCAACGCCTCTTTGTTCCTCACCGTTCCAGCGTACTGGAGCAGCCTTCGCTTTGCTGATTGTCATTTCGATATTATCGATAGTTGCATCGCCGGAATTCGCCGGTGTTTCTCCCGGTGTGATGTTCTCAGTCGATACCGTAGGTACTACTGGAGTTCTGATTGTTTGGCCTTTTGCTGCTCTCGCAGCGCTTGAATCTCTACTTACAGCCGGGATAAGCCCAGTTAATTCTCTGGAAACTACATCCATCGCCGCATATAAATTAGGTATTAGTCCTGTTAAAGTATTAGCCACTTGATCCTCTCCTTAGGCAGGTTTAATCAACAACCTTGCCGCCATTTTTGATAAACTCGTGTTGCTCTGCCGCTGCGAGTTCCTCAAACTGCGAGCGCTTAACTTCTTTCCTGCCCCTCAGGCTTGTTCCACGCGCACCCGATCCTGAACTACCGTCAACGAAAGCAGAGCCTTCATCACCGGCTGTCCAATCTTGAACGAACTTTGACAAAGGAACCTCGCCCTTGTCTGTTTCGGCAAATGCTTGGACTTGCCCGTTCTCATCCTCTTGGACTTTCACCTGGTCAGCCAGTAATTTTTTGGCTGCCTTTTGATAGACCGGGTTTGTCACGTTGTTCTTTGCAAGCGCATCTGACAACCCGCTGTCGATAACGAGTTGCTGCACTTGCTTCTCTTTCTTTGTGAGTCCTTCGCTCAACTCATCAAGCTGAGCTTTATATTTCTTCTCGATATTAGATTTTACTTTTTCCATGTCCGTGTTATCTGCAAATGGATCTTTGCCTTCCTTTAGCTTATCCATTACAGCCGTTAGTGTGTCCTCGTCGACATCCTCAGGCAACATGGAAGCCTTTCTGTTCAGTTCATCCCTTTGCTGAGCTAACTTCTGCCTCTTTTCCTTCTCTTTTTGGTAGGCAGTTTTAAGCCCGCTTACCTCTGGGTGGTTATCCACACCCTCGACGTCCAAGATATACTTGCCGTCATCTGTTTCCTTATAAAGGTCTGTGTACCCTTCGGGTAACTTGTCTTGGTCCTCAACCAATATTGGAATTGCCATTTTCTTCACCTCTCTATTAAACTATTGACTAACCCTTAGGTTGTCAATGCTTTTTATCCTATACTCCTTACTATTCTGTTACCTTGCAAAAATTTCTTTATCATTTCATACACTACGCCAAGCTGTTTTTTATCCTTTTTCGTGCTTGCATATTCTCTTGAATGTGAAAGCGGTCCTACTGTATCACTTTCCGATTTTACAGTTTCCCCGTCGCTATCTGAAAATAATTCTAAACCGTCAATAAGTTTAACAGCCACTTCCACCTGAGCGTTCTTTATTTCAACCGGAACTTTGCCATAGTAATACTTGCCGTCTATATATTCCACAGACCTCGGCCACGCTAACGCTTGGTCTGTCTTGAGCCTTATCGCCACATAATCGAAAGTGTCTATATACCTCGCAGCCTGCAACAACATTCTTTCTTTTTCTGCGTCCGCTGCATTCGTCCATGTCGAGTTTGCAAGCCAGTTAGTGTTATATGTATCTGCGTCTGCTATGCTGTTATAACTATTAGCATCCGCTTTGCCGGTTCCATCTTCGACAATTAGCATTATTCACCTCTCCTAATTCTAACAGACAAACTACATCTGCATTGTATTATATTAGCCGGTACGCTTCCGGGGCTCATTGAATCCCTCGGGCGTCTCAGTTGACCCAACGGAGTATCAAACATGTCACCCCTTGGAACCCCGCCCGGATTCATTCCCGGCACGGCAGAATGAACATCCCTTACCCTTGCATCACCGGCGGTTATCCATTGTCTGATTATGTCTTTGTTATTTATCTTTGAGTTTTCCACTACCTCATCCAGAGCAGCCTCTTGACCTTCACTCAATGCTTTTAGACTCTGATCTCTTGCAATGGTTTCAGCCCTGTATGCTATTGCATTCTGCTTATAGTTTTCCGTCATAACTCGCACTTTAGACTTATTCAGTGGTTTATCGTTGTTGATTGCTTCCAAAACATCACGGTCGAAACTTTTGTCACGTAGTTTCTTATTTAAATACTTGCGCATCTCGGTTTTATCGCCCGACAACAACTGTCTTTCTGTGTTAGCAACCCATTCCTGCTGGCCGGAAGTCAATCCAATCATCCCGCCTCTGTATCTGCGACCGTCCCAGCGTCCTCTGATTCCTTCTGCTATAACTCTTGGGTTATCTCCTCTACGGATACCTTCTTTTATGTGCCCTCTGATTGCTTGCTCGCTCTCGGTCGTTATCTCTCTTACTTTTGTGCTGTGCAATTCGTCAATAGCTCTTTCTGCTCTCTTGTTGCCCGGTTTAAATTGTACTCTTGCATCAGCCGGTACCGCCTTCAAGGTTTCTTGGCCTGCCATATATACAGCGCTGCTTGTCACTTCCGATAAATCGCTAAACGCTGCCTGATTTAATCCTACTGCTTTAATAGCGCCCTCAATATCTCCGCTGTCAATTTTCCTTTCTATATCTGCCAACGTAAGGTCGTTCTTTATCTTATCAACGGCATTCAAAAACGCCTTTTCCATATCACCGTCAAATTTTTCTTTGGCTAATTTTCTTATATAATCCCTACTCGGCATCCTCTAACCTCATAGCTGCCGGCATCCATTTTCTATAATCCTCCGGCTGCATATTGTGTAACTCTACTTGTTTGAGATAATCTATTAATAGCTGATCAGGTACAAATCCTCTTTCAATACCGTCATAAAGAGCCGTGATTAGCTGAGCGTCTGCCTGCTCGCTGATAAACTCCGCTTCCGCAGGTACTTCTATTTCATCTGGGTTAGCGCCTAACCACTCAGCACACATTCTTAAAGCCGTCTCAAGTCCTGCCGCTGTCGATTTAGATATGCTTGTTAGTGTAGCCGTTTGAGATTGGAATCTTAGCCTTAATGTTTCCGCTGCTTCCGCTGCCTTATTATCACCCAAGACCCTTACGGTAGCAAACGCTATCTCTGATTTGATATTCTCAAGCTCGCTTTTCTGTGCCTCAAGCCCAGTTCCGCTTACTTCCAAATAGCCTGCGCTTGCGCCTTCGCTCTCGCTATGTATTACCGTGGTAGGTCCTACCGACTGAGGCGGGGATTCCGTCCCGAACACATAGGGTGTTGTGCCATTGGCGCAC